ACTGCGTAAAGAACTACCAAAACGTATTCCCAATTTGCTGCTATCCATTCACTCATTTTAAACTCCTATTAGAATTGTAAGATTGCGTAATCGTATTGTAATGTTAAGGTTATATCTGCTGGTTCGCTAGACTCAAAAGCTATCTCACCAAAGTTTGCAGTTGATATATAAGCACCTTTTAAAGTCCACTCTTCTACTATATCACCGACTGGACCTAACATATTAAATGTAATATCTTTTTTGTAAAAATCTGCATATCCGTCTCTACCTGTAACCGACTCATGACCTAAACGAACCCATTCCATAACTGCTTGTGCACCACTTGGAACGATAGGATCGTATAACGTGATATCAATAGGTTGCCAAGTTCCTTTACCTTTTAAATGTCTCTTAACATTTATATGGTCTAAAATCATCTCCTCAAACTGAATCTGTGGTCTTCCTCCAGCTTTAATTAAGTAAGATGGTATACCCTCGATATACATAATAAACCGATTTTTTGTTTTCGGTTCAAACGGGGTAAAAAATATTTCGTTGGTATCTAAAATGTCAGGCATTATTTGTCTCCGTTAAAAGCAATTTTTTATCTTCGTATATAAATATCACAAACTAAAAAAAATGATAATATCAATATTACATAGTTCTTGTTAGTTTTATAGTAGTTTTATAGAAAAAGAAAAACCCCAACCGAAGTCGGGGTTTTCCATATACGTCAGCGTATGTTATAAGATAAATTACTCAGGGAACGATGCGCCTGTAGGTTGAACAACAAAATCCAACACGATGAACTCAGCAGTTCTCGTAGGTTGAATAAATATCTGTCCTACCAATCTGTTTCTATCTACAACATCAGGAGTATTGTTAGTTTCATCCATTACTACTCTGAATGCACTTAAACCACTATTGGATTGTACACTTTCAAGATAAGGATTAACAATATTCAAGAATCTGTTTCGTGTTGCTACTGTGTTCTGTTCGAATACTAAGAATCTTGAAGAACTTGCAATAAATTTCTTTAATGCAATTAACAATCTACGAACATTGATTCTATCTAATGCTGATGGTTTGGATTGTAGTGTTTTCTGTCCGAATACTACTACACCTTGACCAGGGAATGAAGCTATTGGATTCACTCTTTCTTCATAGAGGTCATCTCTTTCAGCGTGAGTCAATCTTGTTTTAGCTTCCAACACCGTAGTCAAACCACCACGATTTAAACCAGCTGGTGCAAACCATTCGTGTGCTACTTTATCAGTAAATGCGATTACGCCAGGTAATACTACTGATGGTGGAACCCAAACTGGTCTGTTTGTATCTCCATCAACTATCTTAACCCAGGGGTAATATGTTCCTGCATAGTTTGTATCCAAAGCACTTACAGTATTTGTCACTGTAGCGATAGTATCACCATATGCTGCTGAATCCATAATATAGAAAGCGTCTGCTCTTGCTTCTACTTTCAATATTGCATGATTTGTCACTTTTGGATGTAGTCTGTGAATAACACCAGGTGTCACCAACATATTAATGTCGAATTCATCTGGATTACTTACAGCATTGATTGCTCTTTTGTATGCTACTGAACCACTTGCTGTAGCACTTGAGATATCAAATCCTTGTGTGTTTGTTGCACTTATATCGTTACCAACAAGTTTTGGATTACCAGGATTATCACCATCAAATCCAAACTGGAAAGGTACTGTGAACTTTCTCTGACCAATAGCTGATAGTGATAGTGTAATATTCTCTGTAGCATCTGAGAATGTGGTTGCTAATGAACTTGCATCAGCGTGACCTTTCATGTTCTCAAGAGACATAGAGACGTTACCAGTTGTAGCAGCTGTCTTGGGTATAGGTGATAAGTATTCACCATTATCAGGACGTTTATCCATATCGAAATCGAATCCATAGAATATATTAGAATCGAAATCACCATTTGTATTCTGCTGTGTATGAACAAAAGATGCACTTGGTGCACTAGATACAGGAATGTTCAATGCATCGTGACCCATAGGAACAACTGTAGTTGGCATATTTTCTAAGTTTTTGTAATCACCAACTCTGATATGTTTACTCAAGTTTGGATAATCACCTTTGTATGTCAACTTACCATTTGAATCTATTTCCACGTGTCTATCACCAATTACTTTAGCAAAGTAATTTGCTGCTTCTGGATCGAATGTCAAATTATCAAATTGTTCAACGATTTGATTGTCTTTTGTTTTATTTGGTGCATGATGTCTAACTTGTAATGAGAATGTTCCATAGTCACTACCTGCTACTGAGGATGCTGCCTTGACATTTAAGATATTAACTTTGTAAGCTTTGTTCATATTCGTTCCATGTGAACGTGTATAAACTCTAAACAAGTTATATCTTGCTCCAGCCACTAATTGTGATTGTAGATATGGTGTTCTTGCCACACTAAAATCTTTGTTACCAGTCCATGTGTCGGCGTTACCATCAGCATCATATGTAGAAACACCTGAATTTAAGTCAAGTGTACCTGTTGATGATGTGACTGCACTTTGCCAAGCGCCTGAACCTGTGGAATGTTGAATTCCCTTAAAGTTTTTGTAAAGATAGACTGGAACCGTTGTTCCCGCTCCATCATCTGCTATCTGAGGATCTGTGCTAAGTACATCTCCGATATAGTTTGCACTTCCTGTACTAAACGAAATAGTTTTTGTATAGGTTGTGATATCACTTCCACTAACTACTAATGTGTAATTTGTAAAAGTTCCACTACCTGTAGATGGTGTCAAATCAGCAGTTCCGTTTCCACCACCACGTGATGGTGCTAAAACAGCTAATGCGTGATCTTTAGTTGAACCACTAATTCTACAAGATAATGTGATTATATCAGGTTTGTATCCACCTAGTCCCAAAACCCTCACGACCGTTACTGTCCCCGCGGAACGCAAATACTGTTGCACAGTATATGGTGTATAAAAACGTCTATCGAGACCACCGAACATCTCTTCGAATTCTGAATAGTTATTCAGAACAGTAGGTGTAAAAGCTGGACCTTTAGTCGTAGGACCGATAATCGCAGCTCCAATGTCTGCTACACCTTGTGGAAGAAATGATAGGTCTTTCTCGGATGTAAATACACCAGGACTTACTATTCTTTCAGCCATTGAGTTTCTCCTAAATGATTTTTGTTAAAATAAAGAAAAATTGTTTATTTATAAGTATAAACAAAAATCCCCAAATACAATTATAAGGGGATTTTTCTTGTGTTTTTTAAAGTTTTTCTTAACTATTCGGTGTAAATACACCAGTTTCAGGATCTAAATTACCTGAACCATACTTGTCGTTTAATTCTTTAGCGACTTCTTTCTCTTTTGCTTGAGTGTCTTGATACTTCTGAGCATATTGTTCTTCTGATTTTGCTAAAGCATCTATTTGTTGTTGAAGTGCTATTTTTTGAATCGCTACCTGACCAAATGCGTTCTGACATTCGAGATAGTCTTGTTGTATTTGTTTTAAAGAAGCTAACTCTTCGTCTGTGAATTTAATTTCCTTATCTGCCATAACATTTCCTTATAGTTTATTAGTAATAAATATAACTTATTTATTCAAACAATCACAATTTTTTTCGATGCGTTCTACTTTCTCGTTCAACTCTTTAACAGCTTCAATTAGTAATGGAACTATCAACTCATACTTAACAGCCTTGTATCCATCACTTCTTTCGGTTACGATTTCAGGAAGAACTTTTTCTACCTCTTGTGCTATAACACCATAAGAATGTTCACCCTCAAATGCTTCTTTGTTTTTGTTCCAATCGAACTCTACACCACGAAGTTCTGAAAGTTTCATTAATGGGTCTCCAATCTTAACCACATTATCTTTCAATCTTTCGTCTGAAGAATAGAATGCCACAACGTCATTGTTAAAGTTTGCAAGACCTGCTGCACTCATATCTAATTGTAGAGCCGTTATTTCAGAAGTTCCATCTTGTCCTTTGAGTAGTATATCCTTATCATCAACATCCGTAACAATTACGAAATCACTTGAAGCGTTCTTGAATGAAGCGATTGTAGTTCCACCTGATTTTATTACAGTATCATTACCACCCGCGTCTAATATAATATCTGCAGCTGCATCTACTGTTAGATTATTAGCGCTAATAGTTAAATCAGTTCCATCACCCTCAATCTTCTCACTAGCTCCACCGAACACAATACCAACATCATTTGGAATATGAACATCGGATGTTGCGTTCAAGTTAATCTTAGCTCCAGAACCAATCGTTAAGTCTGTGTCGTCTGATTCAATCTTTTCACTACCATTAGCGTCAAATACTAATCCAATATTCTGAGGTATGTGGACATCTGATTCTGCAGTAAGATTTATTTTTGCACCTGCTATGGTTAAATCAGTTCCATCACCCTCTATTTTCTCACCATCATTACCAAAAGTCAAACCAATGTCTGCTGGTATGTTGATATCACCACTACCACCAACGTTGATATTTAAATCAGTTCCGTCACTCTCTAAGAATTCACCTGTTGAGTTTCCACTATGGTCATTAAATGATAATCTATTTGCTACAAAAACATTACCAAATGAACCTGTAGAACTATTAGAACCACTTGTCAAGGATGAATTTAATTTTAGAATATTAGCTGATATAGTTAAGTCTGTACCATCACCCTCAATTTTCTCTCCATCATCACCAAAAGTTATACCAACATTTGCTGGTATGTTAACGTCAGCCGTAGCAGTTAAATTTATGTCTGCGCCAGAGTTTATAGTTAAATCTGTATCGTTTGACTCAATTTTCTCACTTGCGTTATCATCAAACACAATACCTTTGTTCTTAGGTATGTGAACGTCAGCGGTTGGTGATAAGTTAATCTTATTACCAGTAATGGTTAAGTCTGTTCCATCACCCTCTATCTTTTCAGCGTCATTTCCAAAAGTAAGTCCTACGTCAGCTGGTATGTTTATATCAGTTGTAGCTGTAAGATTAATATCTCTACCAGATGCTATAGTCAAATCAGTTCCATCACCTGTTAGATACTCACCACCCTCATCGAATAAGTATGAATATTGTCTTGTCAAGGTGTGGTGGAATGAACCTGTTCCTGAACCACTAACGTTTCCTATCACGTGTAATGCTTCTGCAGGATTTTTTGTGTTGATACCTACTTCATGAAAATGTCCATGAGCAAATGAACCTGAAGATACTGATGAACCACTTGTCATACCACTAGCTATCTTTAGAATATTTGCAGAGATTGTTAAATCTGTTCCATCTCCCTCTATCTTTTCTCCGTCATCACCGAAAGTTATACCAACGTTTGCTGGTATATTAACATCTGCAGTTGCAGTTAAATTTATGTCTGCGCCTGAGTTTATAGTTAAGTCAGTATCATTACTTTCTATCTTTTCACTAGCATTGGCGTCAAAAACTAATCCAACGTTTTGTGGGATATGAACGTCTGAAGTAGCAGTCAAGTTTAGTTTAGCACTTGAAGCTATAGTTAAATCTGTTCCGTCTCCTTCAATTTTTTCTCCGTCATTTCCAAAGGTTAATCCGATATCAGCTGGTATGTTAACATCACCTGTAGCATCTAATGTTAAGTCTGCACCTGTATCAATTGTTAATGCACCACTTGCATCAATTTC